TAGCGGGGAGGGGGTGCCCATACCTCTCCCATCTCGCACCAGTATTCTCCCGATATAATATCCGGCCCCAACATTCTCCCAAACAATATGCCCACATACAAAAATACGCCAGCGTACAAGCTAGCGTATAAGTTGGCGTACAAGCAACCGGGGGTAGGGGTTGCGTTTATAGCTTACAAGTAAGCAGAACGACCTCCAATTCTAAATAGAAAATCATTGCGCCAAACAAAGCCAAACCAACCATCGAAAGAAAGATACTGTGTATCTGATGGACTCGTTATTGCGTTAGCCCAGTGAAACGGACCAACAGCGCCACCAGCGTCAGAAACAATAAAATTCATAATGAACTCAAAGTGAGGGCATGGGACAGTTTGATTCTAGCACATAAATCAAGGCTTACAAGTAAGCATCCAGGCTTCCCCGCCTTCCTGCCACCGAGGATTCCAGTTTTTCCGGCTGTACGCAAGCCTGTATCCGTTTCGATTACCTGTGTAACCACCACTGACTAACAGCGCTTCACCGTTCGGATCATTGTGAATCCAGTGGGTGGCTGTGTAACCCACAATTACCGACCAGTGACCACCACCAATCGGAGCCGACACTGGCCCTTCGTGCAGCCATGCCACAGCGGCTGGATTGCCGGCGTCAATCTCGGCTTCAATGTCTGCCAGCTTGCCATTTTTCGTAAAATAAGGGCGTAAACCTAGTGACTGCAATGCCCTGAGCTGTGCCGTTACGTCCGTTGTGTCACCAAATTGCCGACGAATCCGGTTGTAGGCGTCGTCGTTGGCAATCTTGCCATGAAACATGGCCAGCATGGCGCAGCTAGAGCTGAAGCACTCCCGGTAGCCACGGCCACTGGCGTTATCGTTTTGAGACTGCCACTTGACATCGAGAGGATTGGGAAACCTGGCAGCCGGTGGCCTAGGTGGGGTTGCGGTCATGGTCAGTTTCCAGCGTCAGCGGCCAGTCTACCAAGCTCCATCATCGCCAGGCTTCCACGACCTTGCCAGCCAGCAATAATAATTCGACGGCGCCTTTCTTCCTCGGCGATCTTGCGAGAAACTTCAGTCAGTGTTTGACAATCAGCAAACTCGTCAACAATGCGCAGTTCAAGTTCCATGGTCAGTTTCCAGCGTCAGTAGCCAATCTATCACGTTCACGCCAAACAAGATCGTCTAGTTCGTCCATCCACTCTTCGGGAATAGCTTGATCAGTAGCATTGCGTATGATCATTGCCTGAAGAATGTCAGCAGTGCGCAGCCTATCAACTTCGCGCCGAGGTTTAAGATCAACCGAAGGCTTTACGTGCCCTGTGGCAGCAGGGTGAAACGTCTCAGGGCCATCCTCTCTCCCCCATGGGCAAGATATAGTAGCACCACCATCTTCCCTGCTCCACGGACGGCGCCACAGAGTAATAGAACCGCCCTGAGTAACACGCTCAAGCGCTCTTGCGTGCATCTCCTCGAATATCAAAGCAGACTTACCACACTGCCAGCCAGACACGATGATTCGACGGCGGCTTGCGTCACTAAGCGGTTTGCCAATAAAAGCCTGATAATCAAGCATGGTCAGCCCTTCACTGGTTACCTATTTATCATAGCACAATCATCGCAGCGTCAGCGTCTTGCGAGCGACAAGGTGCGTCACCCCTGCCGGATCAACGACAACAACGCCAGCCGTTGCAGAAGATGGTAACAGTTTGTAGGAATATGGCAGCTTCCAGCCAATCTCGCCGTTGTGCCGGACCATCGTAAACTCGCGGGGGCGTTCCATGGCTCAATCATAGCTCATCCCTTGCCGGCAAGCAACGTGATAGAATGACGCTGCAACAATCAACGCATCATGGGCACTCTCGCTGACTGGCAGATCCACGAACGCTGCATGGCTGGCATGGTCACTCCGTATGATCCTGCGCTGGTCAACCCGGCATCGCTTGACTTGCGCTTGGGCAGCAACATTATGATCGAATCAGCGGAAAGCCCAGAGATGGTGCTAGTTTCAATCGCTAAATACACAAAGAAAAATCCTTATCTTATAGTGCCAGGACAGTTTTTCCTGGCTGAAACTGAAGAGTTTTTTAACATTCCCAACGACTTGGAAGGCCAATTTATCCTTAAATCTTCCCGCGCAAGGAGTGGACTGGAGCACCTTTTTGCCGGATTTGGCGATCCCGGCTGGCATGGCTCGCGCTTAACGCTTGAGCTTCTAAACGTTCGCCAGCTTTGGCCGATAGGCATTTATCCAGGGCTCAAAATCGGGCAGATGAAGTTTTCTACGATGGATTCCGAACCTAGGCTCTCTTACGCCGTCACCGGCAGGTATAATAACGATGCAACCGTCACCGCATCAAAGGGCTGAAGTTATGACAAGCATCGAAGAAACACTGGAACAACGCGGCAAGCGTTACGGCAAGTTTACGGATCACGCTCAAGTCACGCAAGACCTAAAGCGAGTCGTCGCCGCCCATTTACAAGGAGGCCGCCCGCACATGGCAGCAGATCAATGGGAGGCGCTGGATATGATTTTCCACAAAATAGGTCGCATTGTCTGCGGCGACCCGAATTACGCCGATAGCTGGCACGATATTGCCGGTTACGCCAAGTTGGTGGAAGATCGGCTTAATGCTGGCGGCGAAGAGACTCTTCGCATCGAGACTGCCAACGGATCAACAATCAGCTCAGCGCCGAGCATTGGCGAAATCCTGAGAAGTCTTGGCTTGTAACAATGGGCAAGCGAGTAGCTTTAGCTAAATGCGTAAGCCCAAGCTGCGGTTCCCTTGACGTAGCCATCGTAGAAACACGCATGACAGCGTGCGGCAGTCGCGCAAGACGGCGGCGCTGCGAGGGTTGTGGCCATCTCTGGTACACCGTGCAGCCGCCTGAAGAGCAAGTCGAAAGCTGGCGGCTGATCTGGACGAAAAAAGGGCCAGTCACACTGGAGCCACCGCCAGAATCGCCAGAAAAAGGCAAAATATAGAGAATTAGTAGACTCTGTGGGTAGTAACAGTACCCGATTCGCCTTTTGCAAGGTTAAATTTGCCCAGACATAAATAACCAAAGGCGTCGAAAGCATGATCAACGCCAAGTTTTTTGTTTGGCATTCTTGTGCCTTCGGCGTAACCAAGTGTGCGGAATGACTTTATCAGCTCCCGGCAACGTGGGTGAATCTTGGTATGCACTTCCCCGTCTGCTGTGCGCAATGCTGCGTTTACGGATCGAATCTTGTCAGCGGTGTTATAGGGCGCTTCAGGGGCAAAAACAGTAATTCCGGCCTTCCTAAGAATCTGATGATCGCTAACACCAACGCCAGACGTTTGCTTCCTTTTGCCGGTCGGGTCAGGGCAGGCAATAATGCGGCGGCGAGTATCTGCGTCTTCGCTTGCCCAGCATTCGCCACCATATAGATCAATTAGCACGTCTGCCATGTCCCATGTATTGGCGCCCTTTAGGTTCAGTTCATTAAAAATTCGCAATTCTACAGCTCTGCCGTTTACCTTAATAATGTTTGCGCAAATAGCAGTAAGCGGATCGTTGTTAAAGTCCATTCCAACATATAGCGGCAACCTTGGATCGTCTTCAATCGTTGAGTCGATATTATCCATCGAAAAACACGACACCACAAGACCCGTGTTTGACAGTATCTTCGCTTCATATTCTCGCTCGAACACTTCAGGCGCCAGCGTTCTTTTGGCTTCCGCAATTTCGGCTGCTGGAATGTTGCCACCTTGCAAGGATGTGTACTCATATAATGACCATTGCTTAGGATCAAGCCTTTCCAGGCCAGGATCAGCCATGTCAGCATTCTGTAAAAGCAGGACTGTTTCGTAGAACCAACCTGCGGTGCCTTCCGGCGATGGAGTGGTAGTAAAGAGCGCCCAGCCGTTGCGGTCAGAAAGTGCAGGACGGATAACTGATCTCCATGTATATTCCGTCTGAAAAGCGCATTCGTCTAAGTTTACTCCGCTTAATGCAGGACCGCGCAAAGCATCTGGATCCTCAGAGCCCTTAAGGTAGATGCAAGATCCGTTAATCAAATCTATTCTAAGGTTTGATTCGTTTTTCTTTCTTATCCAACGTTCGGGAATAATACTCTTGTAAGTATCCCAAGCGATCTCTTTTGCCATCCGATACGTTGGCGCAACATAATAGTAATTGCCCTTGCGCTCACTAGCGCCGCGCAGCATTTCGATTGCCCCTAGCACCGTCTTTCCGCCACGCCGGCCAGCTAAGACAACACGAAAACGGCGTCGATCATTAAAAATCATCCCCTGCATTGGCCGCAGAGAAAGCCGGTTTTTACCTACTACAATGTCGCCACTTGGGCGAAGTCCTGCGGGGGCAGTGGCTGTCGCCATGGAAACTCGATCTTATCCATCGACTGTAACCTGTGCATCCTGGCGCCGGCAGGCTAGGCTACTGGCAAACGCTTTGCCGCAATGAACCTAGCAACCAGAAAAATATCACTGCCAAACTACATAGACGTAGATAGTCCATTTTATATGGACGACATAAATAGGCGAATGCGGCAAAAGTGGGAAATAATGCAAGCCGTCACAAAGGGGACTGAGTATTTACACGCAAATGCACATATCTACCTGCCGCGTGAACCAAGAGAGCAAGAAGATCCGAAGACCAAGATTGACCCATGGAAGACTCGCGTTAATCTTTCTGTTTTGGCGCCGTTCACAAAGCGCTTAATTCATAACGCAGCCGGCATGGTTATGCGTAAGATGATTAAACTAGAAGGCGGTGATCCATATTGGGAAGAGGAGTTTAGGAAAGATGTTGACGGTGACGGCACTTCATTGGATCTGTTCGCTCTAAAGCGGCTAGAAGTTGCGCTTACCTATGGCATGTCGTCAATAGTCGTTGACGCAGAAAGGCGCGAAGCGCAATCTGCTAACGATCAAATCAAACCATTGCGCCCATACTTCGTGCCGGTTGATCCATGGCAGTATTTAGGTAGCCGGCGAGAAAGTGACGATCCTGGCGCAAAGCTAACAACGTTTCGCTATCAGGAAGAGCGCAAAGTTGCTAAGGGCGCCTACGGGGAAGAGTACGTTTTTGTCGCTCGCGTTCTTGTCCCTGGCGCTTACGAAGTGTTTGAATCAAACAAAACAATAGGTGACATTGGCTTTACCCCTCTCGACTATATTCCGTTAGTGCATATCTATGCTGAGAAAGAAGGCTACTTATGCGCTACTCCCCCACTGTCTGACGTTGCGCATCTGAATATCGCCCACTACCGGCGCCTAGCGGACCTTCTGCATTCGTTGCACATTGCCGCTATTGGATTGCTGGTGCTAGAGGATTACGACAATAACGAGGCGATTACGGGGCAGAATTATGCCATCAGAATGAATGTCGGCCACAAAGCGTACTGGGTTCGGTGTGACGCTGGCTCTTTTGTAGCGCAAGCGGCTTTACTTGATCGCCTGGAGAATGAAATCTCGCATCTTGGCGTTACAAAGCTGCTAGGCCAAAAGCATGTAGCTGAAAGTGCCGACGCAAAGCGTATCGACCACCAGCAAGCTAACTGTGTACTATCAGTGGCTGCAACTGAAACGCAGGCCGCACTTAATGAAGCATTTAGAATGGCGGCAGAATACAGAAACATAGAACCGCCTAAAGTTGTTATCGACAAGGACTTTGACTTCTATCGCTTGCTAGGCCAAGATGTAAGCGTACTGGCCGACATAGAAGCAAGCGGCCAGATTACGACTGAGCTATTCCTTCGCATCCTGGCCCAAGGTGAATGGATACCTGAGGACGTGGATCTAGTTGAGCTAGGCAAAGCCGTTAAAGAGTTGAAAAAAGAGGCGGAACGTGTTATGCTTGAGCAGCAAAAAACGCAGAACGCCAATGGTGCCGCAGGATCAGGCCGCTCGCTCCCGTCTTCTGGAGCTGGTCGAAAAACAGGCGCTGGCAGTGCGTGAAGACACTAAGAAAGCCCCTGAACCGCTACACGCAGCAGTTCAGGGGCTTTCAGTTAGGCGCTGCGATCAGAAGCCGGCCTGGCGCTGAACTGCTTTAGTGGCTCGGATCATCTCAGGATTGATCATCGGCTGCTTTAGTACCTTGGTCGTGCATTGGCCGTCTTCGTCAACAGACTTTTCGAGCACCATGCCAGACATGTCAATCCTCTCAACTGCAGGGCCGGCCTGCTTGTCTTCGCTTGCCGGCGAGTTTTCGGATGCCGGTTCAAGCTGTGCCAGTCTTGCCTTGAGTTGTGCGATCTCGGCGGCAGGGTCAAGCGCAGTGACCACGGGCGCAGCGGGAACAGCGGCAGGGGCGCTGGGCTTTGCCGAAGGGGTTGGAGTCGGGGCGGCTGTTGCCATGGTGCAATGAATCGGTTAGGCGCTACAGTATAGCGCATCCACCAATCAAGCCATGTCGCTCACTCCTGAAGAAATCGCAGAATTGCAACGCGAAGCCGCAGAAGCCAAGGACCTTAAGCGGCAACTGGAAGCCGTGAATGGCAACAAAGAGGCAATCTTAACTGAAAAGAAAAAAGTGGCCGACGAACTCAAAGAGCTAAGAGACAAGGAAGAGGCGCGACTAAAAAGGGAATTGGAAGAAAAGGGCCAGTTTCAGGAATTGCTCAAACAAGCAAACGACAACCTTGAAGCGCTAAGGAAAGAAAACGAAGAAAAAGACAAGGCCATTTTAGAAGCAGATACTAAGCGCGTCGAGGATCGCAAGCGAGCCGATTTTCTTGCTGTCTTTAATGCTGCTGAAGTGTTCCACCCTGAGCACGCATGGGCATTGCTGCATTCGCTTGTTCAAGACAAGAACGGCAAAACTATTGCGGTTCTTGATGGCTTGGAGATTGGCGTTGCTGACCTTGCCGGCAAGCTCCGCAAAAACCCTCAGTACGCCTATCTGTTCAAGGCCCAAGGCGGTAGCGGTGGCATGGGCTCCAGGCCGGCCACGGGCGCCTCTGGCGCTACCGGCGGCGCTGCGGTCGCCAATCCGTGGCTGCCGGGTGGAAGTGTAACCGCACGGGTCGCCATACAGGTCGAAGATCCCGATTTAGCTGCTAGGCTGAAAACTGAAGCGGAGGCTATCATCGCCTCTCGCGGCCAAGGGTGAAGCTGTGCCGAGCCCTGGGCAAAAGCATCGACGGCTGTGCGGTCATGCCGACTAAACAACCTCTGCTTTTCCTCCAGTGTTCCTTGGTAACCTGGGCGGCACTTTTACTCCTGACGTTACAAGCCTTACGCGGCTTGCTACTTCTGGTGAATTTGCCGCCTACCTTCAAGAAGAGATTTTTAACAAGTCCATGATGGTTCGCTCTGGCATTTTGGCCAGAAGCAACCAGCTCCTCACCTCCACCACCGGCGTTCGGGTCGAAGCGCCGTTTTTCCGACCGATTGATCCGGTGGAAGAGAGGATGGATTCTGGCCGTGAGTGGGGCGATTCTGGCGAGGGCCATTTCACCTTCCAGGGCATCACCAGCGCCACTCAGTACGCCACCATCACCCACCGGGGCTTTGCCTACGCTGTTGACAAGCTCTCGAAGCTGGCCAGCGGCGAAGATCCCTTGCAGGTACTTGCGAATCAGCTTGAGCCGGCGCTCAACAAGATCAAGACTCGCAAGATGATCGCCCAGCTTGAAGGCTTGCTTGGCACTGGCGGCCCGCTTAATGCCACCAATAACGTAAATAAGTCTGTCACCACTGGCTCTACCATCGCCAACTGGTTGACGGCTGAAAACGTTATCGAAGCTCGTTACAAGTTGGGCGAACGGCAGTCTGAGATTACTACTCTGTTCTGTCACTCTCTTGTTCAAGCCTATCTTGAGCAAGTGGGCTTCCTGACCTACGATGCTGACCGCAGGGGTATTAACACACGCCTGTTGATTGGTAGCGCTTTCAACGTTAAGGTCGTGGTTGATGACCAACTTCCGATCATTGGCACCAGCGGCCAACAACGGCAGTTTGTTAGCTACCTTTGTGGCGATGGCGTCATGCTTGAGGGTGAACAGACCCCCCTTGA